ATGCTTTAGGAATAGTCGCAGGTACTGATAATACAAGGCTTATATCTACTGGAGATTTTGATATAGTAAATGGGTCATTAACAAGTCAGTTTAAGGTTGCAGCGAGCGGTAACGTAGGTATAGGAACGACAAGTCCAGCTTATCAATTACAATTATCTACCGATAGTGCAGCAAAACCAACAAGTGCCTTATGGACTATTGCATCGGATGAAAGAATAAAAGAAAATATAACTCCATATACAAAAGGTTTAACTGATTTACTTAAAATTAATCCTGTAAATTATGATTACAATGGGTTAGGTGGATTTAAAAAAGGAAAAGGTGGCGTTGGAATTATAGCTCAAGAAATAATAAATATTTTGCCAGATAGTGTTAGCTCAATAAAAGCTAAATTAAATGAAGATGATAAAGACGAAATTGATATTTTAAACTTTAATGGACATGAATTAACTTATGTTTTAATAAATGCTATAAAAGAATTAAAGGCAGAAATAGAATTACTTAAAAACAAATAAAATGAAAACAATACAATCAATCCCTACATGGGTAAAAGGTCAAGCAGTAACGGCTACCATTTTTAATCTACGCCCTATCGGTGGCGAACTATTCCAAAGTGCAACATTTTACTTTGCTTTATTAGATAGCGATTTAGTAGTGACCGCAGATGGCAATTTAACGATGTCAGGCGAAGCGTATAACGAATGGGGTAATGATGATGAGTACGCTTATAATTGGGGAGCTAGTGAGCTTAATTTAGTTATTACAGGGGAATACGTAACTCCAGTGATTGGGACGATAGTTGAGCCAACTGTACAGGATAACTTGACAGTTGAAACTGATACAGAAATTTAATTATATTTGTCTAAATAAATAACACTATGAAAACCAAAGAAGTAGAACAAAAAGAACCACAAAAGTTAAAAGTTGAATTGACAGTCCAGGAATGGGAAGCCGTTTTAACGGTTATTGAGAACAGTACATCTGCTCACATTCAGGTAAAATCAGTTGCAGCGGAATTAGTTAAACAATTACAACCTCAGGTAAAAGATGACAAATAATAATGCTGATTTAGCAACTATTCTAAGTGTGTTTGGTGCGGTGGTGTCGATGGCTGATGTTCAGCCTGTAATAACAATGATAGCATCTTTAGTGGCAATTGTTAGTGGAATATTTGCGATTAGATATTATTTATTTGCAACTGAAAAGTTGAAAAAATGATTAAAGACGGATTAATAGTATGTTTAATATTATTGTCCGTTTTTTTATTTTCGGTCAGGAAGCGGTCAAACACAATTATAACCACAAAAATTGATACTGTTATTAATACTCAGACTTTTGTTAAGTATAGTAAAGGTCAAAAGATAAAAGTAATGATTTTAGATACTGTTTATCAGACTAAAAATGATACTGCCTACATTGTAAAGGATTATAACCAAGTGAAAGAATATACAGATACGATTAAGCAGATGAAAAATGTATATATTATTAAGGACACAATTAGCGGAAATCGAATACAGGGCAGGTCATTTAAGGCACAAATTCAAGAAAAAATTATAACAGTTACAAACAACATAGAGATAAAGCCAAAAGCTGCGCTATATTTAGGCATTAGAAGCGATTTGAGCCAAGATATAGTAAAAGTTAACCATAACGTTACATTAACGTTTAAAACCCGTAAGAAAGGCTTATTTAGCGTTGGTTATGGAATGAGTGGTTATTCATTAGGTTATTCATTAAAATTATGAGGCAATTTTTTACTGAGGATAATGATAGGTTATCAATGAAGCGATTATGTGGGTTTATTTGCGTACTGGCTTTAGCGATTAAATTAATACATTCGCCAAACGAAACCATTATAATATCGGTTGCTACTTTAGCAGGAGCCGCATTAGGGTTTACATCCATTGAGAAAGTATTCAAGAAAAAATGAAACTATCAGAAAATTTAGATTTGTCAGAAGTTACTCGAAGCGAATCAGCCAAAAGGCATGGGATAAATAACCAGCCAACTCCGGAACATATTGAGAATTTTAAGCTACTAGCCGAAAAGATATTTCAGCCTATTAGGGAGCATTTTAAAGTGCCTATTCGGATCAGCTCAGGATATCGCAGTAAGGAGTTAAATGCTAAAATTGGTGGTTCTGCATCTAGTCAGCATTGCAAGGGCCAGGCTATTGACATAGATCAAGATGGAACCTCAATTACAAATAGGCAGGTGTTTGATTTTATAAAAGATAATTTACCTTTTGATCAGTTAATATATGAATTTGGCGATGATGATAATCCTAATTGGGTGCATGTTAGTTATAATAGACATGGATCAAGAGGACAGGTTTTAAAAGCTTATAAACTAAACGGACAAACTAAATACTTTCCTTACATCTAAATTATGAGCATAGGTCAACAAATTATCAGGGATTTAATTACTAAATTTCCTAAACATGCTGCGCTAACATTGGCAAAAAAAGCATTTAAAGAAAATCCGTTGGTTTTTAATTCGGTTGAAACTGCTAGATCAATGGTTAGGGCCGTTAAAGGTCAAAAAGGGTTTAATTATAAGGATAAAAGCCTTTATACTGAAAAAACGTATGATACAAATCCCTATAAATTACCTGATTCAGAAGAGAAAATCAGAGAGCCTTACATTTTACCATTGGCCGATAATAACATACTGCTGATTTCTGATTTGCATATTCCATATCATTCGATTGATGCTATTACTGCGGCTCTAAATTATGGCAAAGAGCAAAAAGTAAATACAATTATAATGCTTGGGGATGTTATGGATTTTTATGGCGTATCTAGATTTGAAAAAGACCCTCGTAAGCGTTCAATCAAACATGAGTTTGATACAACTAAAGCGTTTTTAGTTATTTTAAGGCAAACATTTCCAGATGCTCGCATATATTGGGCTTTTGGTAATCATGACGTAAGATTTGAGCATTTTTTAATGGCTAAAGCTCCAGAAATATTTGACGACCCTTATTTTAGGTTAGAAGAAAGACTACGATTAAATGAGGAAAGAATACATACGATAAATGATAAAACAATTATAAAAGCTGGTAAGTTGAGTTTACATCATGGCCATTTATTTTTTAGAGGATTCGGCGCGCCTGTTAATCCAGCAAGGGGGTTATTTCTTAAAACAAAGGAAAGTGCAATTGTAGGCCATTCGCATCGTGTTTCAGAACATTCCGAGATTTCGCTTGGCGGAGATTTAATTACATGTTGGAGTATGGGTTGCTTATCAGAATTGCAACCTGAATATAATCCAGTATCAAATAACTATTCACATGGGTTTGCGCATATTAAAACTAGCCAAAACGGAAATTATAGTGTAAGAAATTTTAGAATATTAAAAGGTAAAATATTGTAATTTTTATTATATTTATGTATGTCATACATTTATAGACACATACGTTTAGATAAAAACGAACCTTTTTATATAGGTATAGGCTCAATTGGTTCAGGCAAGAATTACAAAAGAGCTAAACAAAAAAATGGGAGAAATAATTTATGGTGTAAAATAGTTAATAAAACAGAATATAGAATAGAAATATTATTTGATGATTTAGAATTATCGTTAGCAAAAGAAAAAGAAAAGGAATTTATTTTACTTTATGGCAGGATTGATAATAATACAGGTACATTAGCTAATTTATCAGCTGGCGGTGATGGAATGTTTGGCGTAACATACAGTGTAAGAAAAAAAATATCAGAAAAAACAAAAGGAATAAACAATCCATTTTATGGTAAAAAACATGATTCTGATTCTATACTAAAAATAAAAGCTGGAATAAAAGCCTCTAATTATATAAGACCTCCCCATAGCGATGAAACTAAAAGAAAAATTAGTGATTTAGCTAAAATAAGACCAAGAAATAAAAATATAATTCAACCAAATGCTGCATTAAATAGGTCTGGCGTAAAACATAATTCATATAAAGGGCCTATTATGTGTATAAATAAAAAAGATGAAATTCTGTATATTTTTACAACAATAAAAGAAGCTTCATTATTTTTTGGTACATCTAATACAAATTTTATACGAAGGGTAATTGTAGGAGAAAGAAAAACTTATAAAGGGTTTTATTTTAAATATAAAATTATTGATTAATACTCTGTTAAAAACTTTAGGATATATAATGGTAAGCTTTTGTAATTGGGTGTAATTATTTTACATTTTTTGTTTTATAATGGACATTAATTCGGTTTTTGTAAGTCTTTAGACTGACTTTGGCACAGTAATAAGCATTTTTCATAAGTTAAAAGCATTTTTCAGGTTAGATTTTGAATTATAAAAATAATTTATTTATATTTGCATCATGTACAGAGAAGTTTTAGAAAATTTAAAGGTTAATCAGGTTATGAATGTTTTCGCTAATGTTCAGGTTTGGCGTAACAATGCCAGCCGGTTAAGTAAGGACAAAGGCAAGGTATTTCATATCAAAAATATGAAGGATCATACGATGATAATCCGATTGGTTTAAAATATATTTTTTATTTTATTAGGTTATTTAAATAACTTTTCAGATATTTGATTCAGCAATTCAATACAGGGTTGCATAAACTATAAAAACATGAAAATTTACACAATTGCATTTATGGATAATGATTACAATGATCTAGTCATTAAGAACAAAGAATTTAATAATTTAAAGGAGGCAAAAGCGTTTGCAAAAGAGATTTTAGCCAACCTTTGTGATAATGATATTACAACTTTTAGAATTTACTAACATGGAAATTATAATCTTTTTTATTGGAATGTGTTCTATTATTATAGCAATGGCAGCTTTGTGTGATTATATAGCTAAAAAGTATTAAGATGGATAGTATGATAACAAGCGCGCCAATTGGATATACAATGGCTACGCATTACGAAAATGAACCATATAGTTTAACTAAAATTGTTGAGTGTGAAACCTGCGAAGGATCCGGCAGAGAGTTTTATTCACTATGTTGCGGAGAAATTATAATTGATAAGAAATGCTCACATTGTGGAGATCATTGCGTAATGGTTATTCACAGATGTGATAATTGTAAAGGAGAAGGAGAAATTGAATTATGAGTTTATTAGAAAGATTGAAACCAGAGTATTTAGTGATGCTCAAAAATGAGGAGGTTAGATTTCCATTCTCAGCTAAACACTTACAAAACAAGTTAGCTAAAACGAATCACTGGGTTGATTTAGAGTACGGAACAGTCATAAATTTGTTTGTTTGTTTCGGGTTAAATGATTATTGCCCAGCAAGTTTGGATAAAATATTTGATCATCATGATTAGTATAAGCAGGACTGTTTATCCAGATGGTAGGGTAAGCGAGTATAAAAATGGCGTAAAGTTTAAATTAAATCAGGCGCCTGATACCATAAAATATAATAATTGGATTAACTTTATTTATAATTATGCCATACGTTGAGGATAAGATTGATGATTTTAACATTATGCCAATGGGCAGAAAATATTACCAGGTTTTTTATACATCGCCGACAAGCGGGAAAGTCTGGTCCAATTATACGGATCATCACGATTTAATTGAAAATATAAAAGAGGGGAAAGCCTTGATTAGCAATTTAAGAAAATTAAAATTTATTTGTAAACTATGAAAGCTATATTACAACTATTTAAGGATTATGGCATGGACTGTGATCTGGATGTTAATAATCATTTGATGTTTTATAATTCAGAGGATGACATTGTATGTGTTGAGCATGCAGGGGAGTTGCTGATTGAGGAGTATTTGGATGGAACTGTTACAGGAGCCAAAGATAATGTTCAGGCATTAAATGGCAGAGATACTGTTACTATTTTATTTGATGGGGATTATTCATTGGCTTTAGAAACAATCATTGATTTTGAAAGAGCAACAGACTAATTTGGTTATCTTTACGATGCTACTCTGGGCGTTAATTTTATTAATAATTACTCTCATTTGGCATTTTAATTAGATTATTTTTATAACTTTGTATTATATTATTAACCAAAAACAATGATGGAATTACAAATCAATAAATTGCCAACTTTGCAGGAATTATATGCGGAACCAAAACAGGCATTAAAAACTGATCATTTAGCAGTTATACTAAATCAACAACCTCCGGCAACTTGGATTAAAACTCATCCATTTATTAAAGGCTATAATTATTTGCCAATTGATAAAATAGAGTTTTTGCTTAAACGTATTTTTAAACGTTACAGAATTGAAATATTAAGAGAGGGTACATCATTCAATGGTGTTTATGTTGTTGTTAGGGTACATTATTTGCATCCAGTTACTAATGAATGGGATTTTCACGATGGAATTGGTGCGGTGCAATTGCAAACTGCAAAGGGTACATCTCCAGCGGATTTAATTAATATCAATAACGGCGCTTTGTCAATGGCTTATCCAATTGCAAAAACAATTGCAATAAAAGATGCTTGTGATCATTTTGGTACAACCTTTGGAAGTGATTTAAACCGCAAAGATACTATCCAATACTCAGCGGATGCAAAATTGGCTGATGTTGCCAAAAGTAAAGAGGAGGAAAGATTAGAGAAACTAATTGAAAAAGCAAAAGACCTTTCAACGCTTGAAGGACTAAAATCTCATTTAACAGAAAGTTTAAATAGTCAATACGAAATAAAATGGAATCAACTTTCAAAATAAGATCATCAGCAACCGCCAAATTAATGGGCGTAAAAGGATTAGGCCAAACTGGTTATAGTTACCTAGAGGCATGGCTAAAAAATCATTTGTACAAAAGGCGTGCTGATGTCAAATCAAAGTATTTAGACAAGGGTAATATTGCAGAGGAGGATGGATTTACTCTTATGGCTTTGCAATTAGATTTAGGAATGGTTTACAAAAATATAGGGTTATTCCAAAATGATTACCTAATAGGTACGCCGGATCTTATTGTAAATGGAGTGGTTTATGATAATAAATGCTCGTGGTCATTAGACACATTTCCAATGTTTGACAAAGATGTACCAAACAAAGATTATTATTGGCAATTGCAAAGCTATATGGAGCTGACTGGTAGCAATAAGGCAGTACTAGCATATACTTTAATTGATGCGGATATATCTTTGATTGAGCAGGCTATAAAGTGGGAATCAGATGCCAATAAAATATATCAAATAATTTGCAATATGACTTACACAAAGGCTACATTTGAAAGTTACACAAAGGAATTTTGCCCAACTGCAAGTGCAAACTATTTTGTTGAAATTCCAGATCATGACAGAATAAGGACTTTTAACATTAATAAGGATCAAAAAGCAATTGACTTAATTTATACAAGGGTTGAGGAATCAAGAAAATACATTAATTCACTAATAAATAAATAAAAACATGGCTGATAAAATCATACGTTTAAAAATAGACGTTTCAAAGATTGACAAAACAAAATTGTACAAGGGAGAGAAAGGTACTTATTTATCCTGTACATTATTATTAAATGATGCAGTTGATAATTATGGCAATAATGGGATGATAGTTCAAGAAACTACAAAAGAGGAAAGAGATGCCGGTAACAAAGGCGCTATTTTGGGAAATTGTAAAGTAGTTATACAGGCTCAAAGTTCTGCTCCTGTTTATGCTCCAAAAGAGGATGATTTTGGATTTTAATTATGGCAAATAAAATTGTGTACGGACATTTAAAAAGGCCTGATATTGGGCCGACAAATCCTGAAAGAATTGCCAAAGCTTTAGAGTTGGTATATGGCAAAGGATTAGGAATAAATGAAGCTAGCAGATGGGCCAAAGTTTCAAGTGCAAGCCTATGCGGATGGATGACAAAATATTGGTTTTATAGAAAAATAGAAAATCCAATTACAATTGTTTTAAAATCAAAAGTATAATGCCTCCAAAACATATTAAATTAAATGGTCAGGGCGATGTACAAGAATTAGGAACAATAAAAACATTTAAGGCAAAGCCAAAGACATATAAATCAGATATTATTGAGAATTATTTAAGGGCCAGAGATCGGATATTTTGGGCTGAGGGAACGCCAAAACAAAAAAAAGAAATAGAGGAAAGATGGAAAAAATAAAAAAGGATCCGATGGAAATGTATAACTCTAGGCCAACTGCTAAAATAATAAAGCAGGTTGAAATTAAGCAATCGGAATGGTCGCATCAATTGGTCTTTTGCAAATGGTTAAAAAATCAATATCCCAACATTAAATTTAGATCCGATATTCAAAGCGCTGGCAAGCTAACACCTCAAATGCAAAATATAAAATGTATTATTGATCCATTTAGAGGGTGGCCAGATATTGCAATTTATCATGCAGTTGGTAATTATTGCGGATTGCAAATTGAGTTAAAAAGGTTAGATTCTGGATTATACCTTAAAAATGGATTACTTTCAAATAGTAAGCATGTCCAGGAGCAAAACGAATTTCATATTTTTTTGCGCAAAAACAATTGGAAGGTTGAATTTGCAGAGGGTGCAGAACAAGCTAAAAGAATATTTGTTAGTTATATAAATAATTTGTAATTTTGCCTTTAGAATTAAAACAATTATAAAGGGATTAAGGGACTTTTATAATTATTATTTATAATTTATGCCTGAATAATACCCTTATATTATCAGGCTTTTTTTATTTTATGGACATAACATGTCAAAAATGCGGATCTGTTAATGATTATACAGAACGCCAAGCAGGGCCTCATACCTCTGCTTATTGCAATTGCTGCAATAGTTATATTAAGCATTTGCCAAAAGATAAACCATTTACCTTACATTTTGGAAAGTACAAAGATCGAGAGCTTAACTCAATGACATCTGATGATGAGTTAAAGTATTTAATTTGGCTTTCTCAGGCGCCTAAACTAAAGGCAAAATTAAAGCAGGCAATTGATGAGCATGTAAAGAGGTCATAATGGATATTTCTTTATTTAACTCATTACCTGAAAAGGGCAAGGCTCATATTTCAAGTAGTAAAATATCCATTTTGGAATTTCTTAAATCTGTTAAATCTGGACATTATAAGGAACAGATTGAAAAAATAAGGACAGAGCATGATAAAGCCAAAAGAGATATTCTTAAAAAGCAATTGCCAGCGGTTACCATTTCAGGAATTTTTACGGAACGTAAGCAAGAGTTATTAATTTCTCATTCTGGATTTATTCAAATAGATATTGATCATTTTTCTGACAAATCAGCTTTAATAACAGATCAATATACCTACTCTCTTTTTAAGTCAGCATCTGGAGGTGGGTTGGCAGTTGTGGTTAAAGTAAATCCCAATAAGCATAAAGAATCTTTTAACTGGCTGCGAAATTATTATTTTCAGCAATTCGGTATAGTAATTGACTCTGCTCCGCAAAATGTGGCATCTTTAAGATTTGTTAGCTATGATCCTGAATTGATTATTAATGAACGCTCAAAATTAGCCCGTACACTAACAGAAAAAAAGTTTGTAAGCAAATCATTGCCAATTGTAATTGACGGCGATACAGTGGCTCAAATGGTTGCTGAGTGTGTAAATTTAGGGCATAATCTTGCGCCTGATTATGAATCATATTTAAAATTAGGTTTTGCCATTGCAAGCGGTTTTGATGAGAAAGGGCGCGAATACTTTCATTCACTTTGCTCAGTATCTGAAAAATATGATAGCAGGCACGCTGAGAAGCAATACACATCCTGTTTAAAAGGTAATAAAAATGGCATAACCGCCGGCACTTTTTATTGGATGCTAAAGCAGGTAGGTATTCATGCTCCTGAAAATCAAAAGAAAGCCATACAGGTTGCAACTTTAGGCAAGCGATCTGGTCATACTCCAGAGCTTATTAAAAAACAGCTTACAGAGATTAATGGCATTGATGCAAGCGAAGCTAATAAATTAGTTGATGAGGTATTTAAAAGGGATGATATATCAATTAAAAATACATCCGCAGATCCAGAGCAATTAATACAGGCATTGACTGAGTGGATGAATCAAAATCACTCAATGAAAGTAAATGCCATAACTAGAATAATTGAGGAAAATGGTAATGAGGTTAGGCGCGAAAGGATTAACTCTATTTATTTAAGGGCCAGAATGTTTTTTAACACTAATAATGTTACTAAGGATTTAGTTGAAAGTTATATTTTTAGCGATTTTATAAAGGAATATAACCCAATTGGGGAATATATTGCCAAGAATTTACACCGGAAATCAATAGGTAATATTGCTGATTTATCAAAATGTATCAGATCCAATACCGAAATGAAGGAGATATTTATTCGCAAATGGGTAATTTCTTTAATAGCTGCATATAATGGTAGTCCTGTTAGATCAGTTTTGTCATTAGTTGGAGGTCAAAACTCAGGTAAAACAGAATGGTTTAGGCGGTTATTGCCTAATGATTTAAAGAAATATTATGCTGAGTCTAAACTAGATGCCGGCAAAGATGATGACATATTAATGTGTCAAAAGCTTATTGTAATGGATGATGAGATGGGCGGTAAATCAAAGCAGGATGAGAAAAGATTTAAGGAATTAACATCTAAATCAATTTTTAGTTTGCGCGCTCCTTATGCTCGTTCTAATGAGGATTTTAAAAGGCTTGCAGTACTTTGTGGAACATCCAATGATCCTGAGATAATAAACGATCCTACCGGAAATACAAGGATTTTGCCTATTGAAGTTTTATCCATTGATCATGAATTATACAATTCTATTGATAAAGATGAGTTATTTATGGAGGCTTATAGGGCCTTTACAAATGGAGATGAGTGGCAATTAAACAAAGATGAGTTAGCCTTATTGGATGGGGTTGGTCAGGACTTCCAGAGCATAGCTTATGAGCGTGAATTAATCTACAAGTTTTTTAAATCAGCTGATTCTGGAGGCTATTCTGAATGGCTAACTGCAACAGAAATTAAGGATTACGTTGAGTCTAACACAAAACAAAAAATACATTCAATGAGAAAATTTGGGATGGAATTAGCAAAAGTTTTTGGCAAATCTAGGTCAAAATCTGTAAATGGTGTAATTCTTAATAGGTACGAGGTAATTCGTATAAATGGTCAAAACATTGATAGTCAAGATGTTGGCTTCTAATCTTAATAGGTTAATAGGATAAATGTCAAAAGTGAGTTACTTTCTTTCAACGTAAAAATAAAAAACAAATCAGTAAAAATTATTTGAGTTGTGTTAAGTATGATATTATCCTATTAAGTTATTAAGATTATATATTTATACAGTTTAAGATACCAAAAACAAAGAAAATCTTAATAGGATAGAAAATTTTATCCTATTAACTAACCTATTAACCTATTAAGAATGAATAACGACAAAGATTTGCAAAAAGCCTATCATATTTTGGATAAATTAAAACCAGGCGAAATAATGGAATTAAATAAAATTGATAAAATAAGGAGAGATATTTTTATACTATGTGTTAAACAATATATTGATAGTTTTAAAACAGTTGAATTTAATACAGATTATAGTAAATTAAAAAAAAATAATAAATGAGAATGACAGTCGCAGAAAAAAGCCTAGCAATGAGTTACATACTCAGCCAGCTATTAACAGAGAATTTAGAGATAGTAATTTTAGAGGTAAAAGGGAAGCCGGAATACGGGCAGTTAAATGATAAACTAATGAAGTTAAAAGGAGCATCAAAAAACGCCTTTAGGATATTGGAAAAAAATACAGAGCAGTTAGATGATTTAAAAAATGATATTGAGGAGATATTAGGCAGGCTATGGGATTAACAAAATCAAATTTTATACATTTGTAATTGAATATTCATAATTATTTCAATATGGGAACAAGAGGCGGTGCAAGAATTAATGCAGGTAGAAAGCCAAAATCGCATGAGGATGATTTAAAAAATAAATTATCCCCAATGGATGATTTGGCCTTAAATTTATTAAATGACAAATTGGAAAATGGTTGCATGTTAGCATTAAAATTATTTATGGAATACAGATGGAGTAAGCCAAAACAGGAGGTATCAGTTGAAGGGGATTTAAACTTTAATGTTCCACCGCCAAATGTGTATAATACGGCTCCGCCATTGCCGCATTCAGAAAATGAAATAGATGTTTGATTGTTCTCCGGTATTTTATGAGAATTATAAGGCCAAAGAAAAGGTCTTAATAAATCAAGGTGGAACGGCTTCAAGCAAAACCTACTCAATTATGCAACTGTTATATTATAAGGCAGTCAATGAGCCTAAATCAGTAATAACAGTTGCTGGAGAATCATTGCCAAACTTAAGAAAAGGAGCTTATAGAGATGCGGAGAATATCTTTACTGATAATAAATACCTTCAATCACAATTAAAGTTTTGGAATAAGACTGAGCGGATAATCTATTTCAAGAACGGCTCACTGATTGAGTTTGTGTCCTTTGAAAATGAGCAGTCCGCAAAGAATGGTAAAAGGGATTATTTGTTTTGTAATGAGGCAAATGGTATAAGCTATCAGATTTATTGGCAGTTAGCAATTAGAACAAGAGGGCAAATATTCCTAGATTACAATCCGACTAATGAATTTTGGGCGCATACTAAGCTAATCGGTCAGACTGATACAAAGCTAATTATTTCAGATCATAGGCATAATCCATTTTTATCTGAGGATGATCACCAAAGGATTGAGGATATTAAGGAGCTAGATTTAGAGTTATGGCACGTTTACGCTAGAGGATTAACCGGTAAAATAGAAGGAGTTATATTTAGAAATTGGGCCGTATGCGAGGCTATACCTGAGGATGCGGAGTTAATTAGTTATGGTATTGACTTTGGATTTACAAATGATCCTACCGGCATAATAGAGGTTTATAAATCAGGCGGAGAATTATGGGTTAATGAGATGTGTTATGAAACCCGATTAACAAATATGGATATATGCCAAAAGCTTAGGGATTTTAAAGTAAGTCCGGAGCATGAGATAATAGCGGATAGCGCTGAGCCTAAGTCTATTCAGGAAATTTATGCAGAGGGTTTTAACATTCATGGAGCAATGAAAGGGCCGGATAGTATTAAGCAGGGAATAGACATATTGAAAAGGTATAAAATAAATGTTACCGCAAATAGCCATAACTTAAAAAAGGAGTTTTATTCATATATTTGGAAAAAAGATAAATTAGGCAAAATGCTAAATGAGCCGATTGATGCTTATAATCACTTAATAGATCCGCTAAGATACGTGGCACTTAATAAGTTAGCATCTAAATTTGTACAGGAATATTCATTTGAATGGTAACTATGGGCATACTACAAAAGTTTTTTAAGGCTGATATCGAGAAGGCAGCGGCAAGTCAATTAATGGCATTGATGCCAGGAATGCAAAGAGATGTAACGGCTAACCTCTACAATCAAAACGTTTTCGGATGGATAGGCAATAATCAGGTTGTATTGGATTTTGAGGATAAAGCTAAATTTGTAGATCAGGGGTTCCAAAAGAATGCGGATGTATATACTTGTATTGATATAATTAGTAAAAAAGTAGCTGAGTGCGCGTATGCCTTGTATGAGATAAAAGAGGGCGTAACTAAAAAGGATTTAAAGATTTATGAGAATATGTCTATGGCTGAGGGTGCATCAGCTAAGATGAGAACTTTGCAATTAAAAGAGCAGATGTTTAATCAGGTAGAAAGCAATCCAATTCTTGACTTATTATCTAAACCAAACCCATTGCAGACTTATGAGGAGTGGATGACTGATTTAGCAGGGTTTTACCTTTGCACTGGCGATGGTTACATATTTGGGAATGGTAAGGATGAGGCAATGACTGAAAAGCAGATTTGGTCACAGTTGTATTGCCTACCAAGTCAGTTTGTTGAGATTATCTCAGGTGGTATGTTTGAGCCAATTAAAGGTTATGGCTTAACTTCTATTTATATTGATGAGATACCATTGCCGGCCAGTCAGGTTGCGCATTTTAAATCATTTAATCCGGACTTTACGCTAACAGGTGCTCAGCTATACGGCCAGTCACCAATTAAGGCTATTTACAGAAACGTATTAAAAGAGAATGAAGGAGATAATGAGTTATTAAAGCAAATCCGTAACGGTGGCGCTATGGGTTTTATATCTCCGGATGGTAATGGCGCTGCCTTGACTAAAGATCAAATGAACTTATTGAAGGAAAAGATAGTTGATGCTAAACGTGGTGAGAGCTTAATGGATCGTATATTTCCAAGTTCAGGGCCTCTTAAATGGACTCAGATTGGATTACCTTCAACTGATTTACAATTAATTGAAAGCCTAAATATAGATACTAAAAAGATATATACTGCCTTTCACGTTCCTATTCAATTCTCAGGTAGTGAGTCGGCATCTACGGATAATAACATGGGTTGGGCCTCTAAGCAGTTAATTTATAACGCTACGGCTCCATTATCTCGCAAGATTAGAGATGCAATAAATAAATTTGTTTGTGAGCCATACGCTAAGGCATACGGAAAGAAATATTACTTTGATTTTGATTTTAGCAGTTATCCTGAGATGCAGGAGGATATGCAAAAGCTGACTGAGTGGCTAGCAAATTCATATTGGATTACTCCGGATGAGAAAAGGATTGCTCAGGGGTATGATAAAATAAGCACGCCGGAAATGGAGAAAGTTTATGTACCGGCTAACCTGGTTCCAATTGAGGATTTAAGTTTAGATCAGGCATATAACAATGCAACCATAAATGGCAAGTAGTGTAAAATATCATAAAACTTATTTGAGGCTTCATAAAGAGTATGAGGAGTATGCCTATCCTATTATAAAAAAAGCATTAGATGAGCAGATAGCTGCCATTACTAATTTCACGAATGAGAATAATTTTGATGATTTGCAGATATACATTCAATTTTTGGTAGATCAGAAACCATTATACACCGCATTAGAGCGCATATATGGCAGGGTTGGTGTATCAGCTGCAACATTCTCATACGATTGGATTAGAAACTCAGTACCTAAAACAAAGAAAGATTTTATAATTGACTTTTTTAATCCTCAATGGTATATTGAGATGGTTGAGTATTTTAGATTAATTGGAGGTAATAAAGTAACAGGAATTGATGAGACAACTATTGACAAAATTAAAAACGTATTGGCTAATATATTGGGCCAAAATTTAAGCCGTAGAGATCAGGCAAAGTTATTTGAGCAAACATTAAACGATCCGGCATTTAATCGTGCCAGGTCTTTAGTAATTGCCAGGACCGAGTCCACAACCGCTGCAAATCATGGGATTAATTTAGGGGCTGAAAGTTCGGATTATGAGGTTGCAAAGTTTTGGATCAATACAAAAGATAAACGTACAAGGCGATCACATTTATTAATGACAAAGGAACCGATTGCAATTAATCAGCCTTTTATAGTTGGTGGTGTTCCAATGTTGTATCCAGGCGATCCATCAGCTCCAGCTAAAGAAGTTGTAAATTGCAGATGTGTAATGGCAACTGAGGCAATATTAGATAGCGATGGATTACCGATATTAAAGCCTAGAACACCGCCGTATTTGAAGGGATAATTTGATATTTAAAAAATTAATATATTTGTAAGGACATGAAAGGATTATTGGAATATAAAAACTTTACGGCTGAGATTAAGGACATAGATGCAAAATCTATGACTGTTACCGGTTACTGGTCAAAATTCGGCAATGTTGATTATGATGAGGATATTATAGCATCCGGCGCAGCAAACAAAACGATTGCAGAGCGTGGCCCTATGGGGTCAAATGAGATATTCTTTTTAAATCAGCATAACTGGGCGCAACCACATGGAAAGCCAACAGTATTGGAAGCTCAGGAAAAAGGTATTTACTTTGAGTCTAAAATAGCGCCGACATCATACGGCAAAGATGCTTTAGTATTATACGCTGAGGGCATTGTAGTTCAGCATTCAATTGGATTTAGTACTGTAAAGGCTGATTACGATCAAAAGACAGGCATCCGTACAATCAAAGAAATTAAGTTATACGAGGGGTCAAATGTTACATTAGGAGCTAATCCCGAAACTCCGTTTACAGGGTTTAAATCTTTAACGATGGCTGAGATTAACGATCAAATCAGTAAAATGATTAAACTATTGAAAGATGGAAGTTTAACAGATGAGGGTTTTGGTAGGTTGGAGATAGCATTAAAGCAATTCCAATTAGAGGCGTTCACTTTAGGAAAAAATTCACTATTAACTGAGGAGCCGGCAAAGGTCACTCCGGAGGCTGATGAGCCGAATATATTAACAGAATTAATAAAACATTTACAAAGATAAAAATGGAAAATTTAGAACAAAAGGCTCAGGATTTGCTAAATGCAAACAAGGCGCAAACATTAGATGAGGCGAAGGCTATCATCACAAACGCAATCAGCGAAGCTACAAAGGCAGTTGATGCAAAGTTAGAGGATGCGGTTAAGTCTGCAAATGTTCGTATTGATGAGATGGACAAGGCATTGACTGAGGCTAAATCTGAAAACAACAGAATTAAAATGGAAGCTAAAGCATCTGCTCCGGTATCTTTCAATCAGGCTTTTCAAAATGCTATGGATGAGAACTCTGATAATTTAGAGAAGTTCCGCAGAAAAGAAATCAAGCAATTTGCAATGGAGTTAAAGACAGTTGGCGATATGTCATTGTCAAACATTACTGACCTTTCAGCTGCAAACGTTCAGATGCTACCTGGTATCCTTCCAGCTGCTCCACGTAAATTACACGTTCGCGCGTTATTGCCAACTGGAGTTATGTCTACATCTGCTATCCATTACTTACAGGAAACTGGTAGTGAGGGTTCTGCAGCTGCATGGTTGGATAATTCAGGTTCTAAGGCTCAAATTGATTTTGATTTAACTGAGCAGGTTGCTCCATCTGAATTTATCGCTGGTTACCTTCGCATTACTCGCAAGGCATTGGATGATATTTCAGCAATGAGATCATACCTTCAATCACGCTTGTTAGAGTCTTATTTAGATGCTGAGGATAATCAATTACTTAACGGAAATGGAACTTCTCCAAATCTAGGTGGTTTGATCACAAACGCTGAGGCTTATACAGGATTTAGAACTATCCAAGTTGAGAAGTTGATTGATTCAATCGCTCAAATCGAAAGCAATAATCACTCTGCAAATGGTATCTTGTTAAGTCCTGAGCAGTATTATGCTTTGCTACTTACTAAAGGAACTACAAACGATTACACATTGCCAGGATTAGGGGTTGTAAATTCAATCAATGGTCAAATGTTTATTTCTGGTATTCCGGTATTCAAATCAACTGCAATGGCTGATGATAAATATCTAGTTGGAGATTGGGCGAAAGGTGCGCAGCTATTTGTTAGAGAAAATCCAATTGTGAGATTCTTTGAAGAGGATGGTACAAACGTTAGAGAGAACAAAATTACAGTACGTGTTGAGGGTAGAGTTGCATTGCCAATCTACTATACTGATGCTTTTGTAACTGGTTCTATGAATGCAAATCCAAGTTAAGACTATTTTGGTTAATAGGTTATAAGGTGGAAAAAGCCTGTCAAGAAATTGGCAGGTTTTTTTTATTTGTATATGTTATAAAAATAATTTACTTTTGTGGTATAGTCAGGTGGCGAAATTAAAACTAATCACTTTTTATTTAAAACAAATGGAACTAGAAACAGAAAACTTAAATAAAACGCAAAACAAGCCATTACTTACAGGCGATGTTAATAAAAATGCTTTTCTACCAAACGAACAGGTAGTATTATATTTTCAATTTGATGATAATGAACCAATAGAGAGTGTAAAATGCAATGGTAAAGAATTTACATTGAAAATGCTACCTGGAAAAGGTGGATTTGTAGAATTTACAGATGGCAAAAATAAGTTTAGGATGTTTGTTAGGCAATGCTACTAATTAATCCTTAAGCGAAATATAGTCAGGTGGCGAAATTGGTAGACGCTAAAGGTAATGGGTTCACATCCCTAAGATGAGTAAGTGTAATTACTACCTTTTGCTCTTTTATGGAGTACTTACAGGTTCAAATCCTGTCCTGACTACTTAATTTTAAATTATGTTTAAAGCAATTTTTACAGGCCAACAGGGTTTATACAAGCATAAAGAGTATGAGATTCGTATTGGCGTTATAAATGGCTGGATTCATGTCCGTAGAAAGTGCGGAGCTGGCAGAGTTAATTATCCTTCAATATTAGACTTCCTGAGAGATTGGGATCAAATCCGTAAAGTATGAGAATATTTCATTTAGGTTTATGTGTTGGGCCTCCGCCGTTTGATTCGATGCGCAAAGCCTTTTTAGCTAATTGTACTGATTACATAGAGCTGAGTACAGGCGAAAAGGATGTAAATCAAAAGGCTATTAATATGGCAAAGGCATTTAAACCGGATATCATATTTATGCAAATCCAGGCGCAAAACATAATCCATATTGAAACAGTAAAGGAGTTGAAAAAAACAGGCGCTTTTATTATTAATTGGAATGGGGATATTAGAGAAAGGACTCCGCAGTGGATGATTGATATGGCTCCTTATATTGATAGGACTTTATTTAGTAATTTGAGAGATGCTAAAAACGTGATTAATGGAGGCTATTTAGAGATAGGTTATGATCCGGAAATTTATAAGCCGGAAGGAGATAGTTTTAATTTACCTGAGATTGGTTTTTTTGGCAATAATTACGGCTCCGCTAAATTTCCATTATCTAGGATGAGGATTCAAATGAATAATTTATTACTAAAGCATTTTAGAGGTCGGTACGGAGTTTATGGGAATAATTGGATAAATAGCGCAGGTAACTTTAATAGCAGTCAAGCTGAGGAGGCTAAGGCATACAGGGGCATTAAGATAGGGATTAATTTAAGCCATTTTGATGAGCCTAAATATTCAAGTGATCGGATTTATAGGATAATGGGATCAGGGTGTTTATGCCTAGCTAGGGAGTACGCTGAGATGCCGTTTATAGATGGAGAGCATTTAAGGACTTGGCAAACATTTAGAGAGTTAATTGAATTGATTAATTACTATTTAGAGCATGAGGATGAGCGTAAAGAATTAGCGTTAAAAGGTCAGCAATTTGTTAGAGAAAATTATACATTTGACAAAATGGTTAAAAACATAATAAAGGAATATGAGCAAATATAAAGTACTAGGATTTATGACTATCCACTACGCTGGGGATTATTTAAAAGAGTCGATTTTGTCAGTTGTAGATAATGTAGATAAAATGGTAATAGCTTACAGTAAGCAACCTTCTCAGGGTCATGGAACTAATTTACAATGTCCGGATAGTGAGGAGTACATTTATGATATTTGCAAAGAGGTATTAGGGGATAAAATGATTTGGGATAGGGCGGAGAGATACGGCGCCGAGAATGAACATAGAAATGTAAAGTATAAATACTCAGCTGGATATGATTTGGTCCTAACAGTTGATTCAGATGAGGTTTATAAATCTGATGAGCTAGAGGATAGTTATGAGTATGCCTTTACTAATGAAGAGCGATTTTATGGCATTGATGGGTTTATAAATTTTTGGAGGTCTTTCAATCATGTTTGCTTAGATGGGTTTAGACCTATAAGATTGGAAAATTTGCATAGGCAGAACAATAAGCAAAACCTAAATTTAAAACAAACCATTTATCATTTTAGTACATGCCAGCCTGAGCCAATCATGAGGTATAAATATTTGGTGTTTGGTCATGCTAATGAAATTAAAAAAAATTGGCTAGATGATACGTTTTACGGATGGACTCCTGAGAACGATATTAAAGACCTACATTGCGTTTCTTACAATTTATGGAATACTATACCATTTGATAAAAACGAATTGCCTGAGAGCCTTAAAATGCATCAAAACTTTAATAAGGATTTAGTATGACAGATATGGATTACGCAAAAGAGATTAGAAAGCAATTAAACATATTAAACGAATTGATAAAAGAGGCTGAGGATAGCGGATTAGATATTACAATTTGGCAATATGGCAAGGGCGGAGATCATGAGTTAAATGTAAAGATTACCAAAACTGTTGAGCTATGAGATATGCCGCTATAATTGTTGATGATCGGGTTGAGATAGCTAACAAGGCCATTGATGAGCATGAGAAGTATTTGCCAAAGGATTGGGAAATTATTCATATTCAGCCTCCGTATGAGGGTGGTATTTATTCCCTAAGATCGCCGTTAAGCTATAACAATGTGTTAACTAATCCATCATTTTGGAGGGGTTGCATTTATGATAGGGTTTTAATATTTCAGCATGACTCAGGCTTATTAAAGTCAGGGATTGAGGAATTTTTAAAATGGAATTATATTGGTGCATGGATTGAAAAAATACCTGGTTGCATGAATGGAGGGTTAAGCATTAGAAATCCAAAATTAATGTATGATATTTGCGTAAATACACCTTACAGGGGTATGCAATTAGATGGGAATGAGGATATATACTTTTGTAATGAGATGCGTAAATTGGGGATTGAGTTGCCCAATAGGGAAACATGTAATAAATTTAGCGTAGAAACTGAATTTGAGTTTGGCTCATTAGGCTATCATGCAATTAGCAAGTATCATAAACAATATAAAAAAATATTAAAACAATATGAAAATAGTTAGGTTTTTATTTAATTTAATTGGTTGGTCAATATGTTTATTGGCTTTCAGCTTTTTAGTTTTAGCGGTTTTAGCATTGATTAAATATTTATGGTAAATCTTTACACATCGTTTTATCAGGATAAAGATGCTAAAAGGCAAAAGGAATTGTTATACTGCCTTAAACAAAATATCCAAAATCCGTTAATTGATAATATCTTTTTAATTGTTGAAGGAGATGTTAAGTTGCCAATATCTGGCAAATTGATAATTGTTAATGCTGAAAGGCCGACATATCATAACTTTTTTGATTTAGTTAATGATACTGTAAGGTCGGTAAATGATATATCCATAATTGCAAATAGTGATATTTATTTTAATGATACTTTGGCCCAGCTTGACATAAAGGAAAGGCAATGTATAGCGTTGAGCAGATGGGATAAGCGCAAAGATGGATTAAGGTTACACAATGAGAGGTTTAGCCAGGATACTTGGATATTTAAGGGCAAAATTAGAAATGTAAGGTTTTGTGATTTTTATTTAGGCATTCCAGGTTGTGATAATCGGATAGCGTATGAGTTAAATAGAGCAGGTTATAGGTTATTTAATCCGGCTAATAAAATACAATCAATCCATTATCATCAAACAGACTTACATAATTACGACCATAACACGCCAAAGATTCCTAAACCTTATTTATACATAAACATAATATGAAAATTCTATTAAGTCCAGGAATATATTTGCCTCATCAAAGGGCAGGCTCAGAGATTTGTTTGCACCGGATTTGCAAGTATTTAATGAGTAAAGGGCATGAGGTTAAGGCAGTAACTAGGTATCCTCAGGATTACAGTTATGAGGGCATAGATGTTTATGCGCAGGTTAAGGACTACAAAATATGTCACAATAATTTATGGGATTGGGCCGATTTAGTTTTTTGCCAGCTATCAGGCACTTACTATGCTATGAATAAACAAAGGCTAGTAAATAAAAAGATAATTAATTTCACTCATAACAATGCCGGCTATCCGCAGGTAGATATTCGTAAAAACGTTTATACTGTTTATAATACCGAGCAGGCAAAAAAAGAGTTAAACTATAAGCAGGAAACTTTTGTTTTGCATCCGCCGGTAGATTACCGAGATTTTAAGGATGTCGATACTAGCAAAGCGGAATATATCACGTTAATAAACCATAACGAAAACAAAGGCGGAAAGATATTAATTGAGATAGCTAAGCGGATGCCTAACCATAAATTCTTAGCGGTCCAGGGTGGTTATTACCCGCAGATTACAGATGCAAAGGTTAGAAATATTAAATACGTTGGAATTACTGAGGATATTAGGAAATATTTGGCAATGACTAAATTGCTGATTGCTCCGAGTGAATATGATAGCTATGGCATGGCTCAGGTAGAGGCTCTGTGTTGCAATATTCCTGTAATTGCATCAGATATACCAGGGTTTAGAGAAAGCCTTGCAGATAGCGCCGTTTACGTTCAGAGGAACAATATAGATGCTTGGGTTGAAGCGGTAACAAATAGTGACCAGTTATTTAAAGATAAAAAGCCAATTGAAAGGGCAAAGCAGTTAGATCCGATTAAGGATTTAGCCAAGTTTGAAAAATGGTTATTAAAAATTAGTAAATTAGCAACAAAATAATGGACAAGCCTTTTAAACAGAAAAAAGAATATGGATCAGTTAAACGTAGTAAGCCTAGATCAAGCGAAATTGTGGCTGAGAGTGGATTTAGATTACGATTACGAGGATACATTGATAACTGCATTGATAAAATCTGCGGTAAATCAAGTTGAGCAATACACCTTGCAGGTGTTATGGCAGAGGAGCATAACCGAGATTACGGACCGAAGCGGAAATTTAAAGATATACAACTATCCAATAATTGCGGTTGAGGATGTCGTTAATAAAGATTTTGAGGATGTTGATTTTGAGATTGAGGAAAGTCAATGGTACACTCATGTAATTACTGATCGAGCAGGGTTTAATACAGTCACTTATGTAGCTGGTTATGATTGGAATTATGATGGAGGCTCAGATGTACAGGATGATATTGAAACGGCTATAAAAGAAATGATTACCTATTTATACGAAAACAGGGATAATCCTAAAGAGGAGATGCCAAAGGTAGTTACTTATTTACTCGCGCCTTATAAGCGTATAACTTTATTTTAAATGAACCCAGGCAAGTTAGACAGGCGTATTACGTTTGGCGATTTTCTAAGCGTAGAAAACGAATTTCAGGATTATGTTATAACATTTGTACCTGAGCTGGTAACTTGGGCCAATGTAAAGCCTTCGGATGGTTCTAGGCAGTTGGAAGCCGGCGAGCAGGTAATAAATCAGACATACCGATTTACGATTAGATATCGCAGAGATTTTCAACCTACAAAGGACATGCGCATTGAGTATGGAGGGGATTATTTTACTATCCATTCGGTTAGGGATTTAGATGATCGCAGACGTTTTATAGAAATAATTGGAAGGGTAACAGATGAAAACTCAAAAGATTAATGTTAGTAAGTTATTAAAACAGATTGAATCATTTGGAGTAGATGCTGAAAGATCGGCAGTATCTATTACCAATGAAACTGCTAATAATATGGTTACTGATGCAAAGTTAAAAGCTCCAGTTGATATGAATCAATTACGTTTATCAATAGGTCATACAACTGCGAGGGTAGGCTATAACAAATCATTTTTTTTTGCTAATGCTCCTTATTCAGCTTATGTTGAATTTGGAACAGGTGGCCCAACTATAATACCTAAAGGATTTGATTATTTAGCATCTCCTTTTAAGGGCAAAGGTATTAGAAAAAGAGATTATGGCCCTAAGCCATTTTTTATACCGGCTTACTTACAAAACATACCTATTTATCAGAAAAGATTGAAAACTGCATTGGAAAGAGAAACCAAAAAATATAATGCAAAAAAATAATTATATTTGGTGAAATGAAAGATCCAAATTTATCAGTACTAAATGCTTATAAAGATGCACTAACTAATTTGATAGTTGGGGATGTTTCAATACCGGTTTATAGTAAATCAGCGCCGTTAAAAAATGTACCTAAAAAATATGTAATTTTGTCAAGTCAGACAAAGGCTCAAAATAAAACAAAGTGCGGTTATTGGTACGATTGCACAATGACAGTACAAATTGTTACAAGGTATCCAAATGGAACCGGAGATTTAAGCTTTGCTATGGTAATTGGTGAGGAGGTCGCAGAGATAATACAAGCAATAGGAATTGATTTTGTTGATTTTCATAATATTGAAACGATGCAAAACTTAAGTACAGAGGTAATTTTAGAAACAGATACGGAAAACGTATTTCAATACATATTAATTTTTAATCATAAACTAAACATAAACTAAAATGGCAGAAGAGCAATTTTATTCAGGTAGTTTATTCATGCTTTATATCCGCAATTCAGGAACCTGGAAGCCGGTGGCATGTTTAACCTCAAACGGCATATCAGAGTCTTGGGACTTTGCAGAAACAGTAACTAAATGTGATCCAGGCGTAACACGTAGAAAGCCTACGACTTACTCATACGAGATACCATTTGAAGGTGTATTTACAGATACAAGCGGAGCAGGTGGAGATACGGCTAAGGCATCATGGGATACTATTAAAGGTATTGCAAGAGCTAAGGAATTAACTGAGTATCAGATAGCATTATTGAGAACTGATGGAAGTGAGGAGCCTAATTTTGCACCTCAGTACGGAACGGCTTATTTTTCAGCTTTAGACATAACAGGAGCTGAGGGCGAGTTTATAACTTTCTCAGGAACCTTGTTAGGGGATGGAGATATATCTGAAACTGATCCATATCCTGGTTACTAATTTATGGAAGGTCATTTAACCTACAAAATCGGAGAAACGGATAAACAGTTTTTCTTTGGTAATTATGCGCTAGAGCAAACATTGGAGCATTTTGATGCTTCGGTATCTGATTTAAGCGAATTATTAGGAAAGCAGTTGTTACCATTTTTAAGGATGTTTATGTATCATGCCGCAGCGTATCCGATATTAAAAAAGGGCGAAGTTGTAGACTTTACTCCTTTTGATATTCACGAATGGATTGATACCGCAGGCGGATCAGGAGGGCAATTAATTATGGTTGTGTCTAAGGAGGTATTTAGAGTTTTAGGATTAAATACTGATGAGCAGGAGCCTGAACAAAAAAAAAGCGAAGTGAAAAGCTAAATTGGCGTAAAGATGTTTTAACATTTGCTTTTGGAGAGCTTGGCTTAATGCCTGATGACTTTTATGCCCTGACATGGAACCAATATATATTGACCTGTCAGGGTTTTTTTAATAGAGAAAAAAAGGAATGGGAGCGGATAGGTTGGGCGACATGGAACGGAATGCGAGTACATGTAAATAAGGGGATGCCAACTTATAAAAAATTCATGTCTTTTATATACCAAGATGAGGAGATAAAGGATATGGATAAAATTAAAGAGCAAATGAATAAGGCAATGGCTAAATATTTGGAAAATGCAAGGAATTGAGATACCTATTGGCGCGCCTTTAGGGCAATTAGATAAAGATTTAAAGAATGCAAGTAATCAAATTAGTAATTTTGCGACTACTACGGCTGGCAAATTTGCGCTGATTAATAAAACTAAATTTACGTTTGGTCAGAACTTTATTAGTGAGGTTGATAAATTAGCGGCTAAAGGTAAAGGATTAGGAGATAATTTATCAGGGCCTTTAGTAAAAGGATCAAATCAAGCTGCATTTGCATTGCAAAATTTAGGGAGAGTAGCTCAGGATGCTCCATTTGGTTTTATAGGTATTCAGAACAACTTAAATCCATTATTAGAATCTTTTCAAAGGTTAAAGGCTGAAACAGGTACAACAAGCGGAGCATTTAAAGCATTAGGTCAGTCATTAATTGGCCCAGCCGGATTAGGAATTGCATTATCGGTTGTGTCGGCCGGCATTTTATTTTATCAGCAATATCAGCAAAGGGCAAACCGAGAAACAGAGAAATCAAAAAAAACAAATGAGGATTATGCTGCAAGTTTAGAGGCCGTTAGCCGTATTCAGTTAGTTGGCGCTCAAAATTCAGTAAAAGAAATTACGGAATTAAAAAATTTATTTGATGCTTATGAAAATGCTAATTTACCATTATCTCAAAGGAAAGATGCTTACTCAGAATTACAAAAGCAATATCCATCTTATTTCGGCAATCTAAAATTTGAGGAGCAGGCTAGCGATAAAGTAAAAGCCGCTTATGATAAATTAAGTCAATCAATTATAGCAACAGGCAGAGCTAGAGCAGGTATTGATTTAATTACTAAAAATGAGCAAAAGAAATTAGAAAATGAGCAGAAAATAGTTGATTTACAAACAGAGGGAAATGTTTTATCTGTTAAAAAATCAGGCTTATTAAAAACATCAACTGAATTACAAAGAACATCAACAAGGGAAGGCGCCGGAGTTAGTCAATTAGTACAAGCAAACTCAGTACAGGGAGATATTAACGAAAATCTGAAAATACAAAATCAGATAAAAAACGAAAATAAAAAAATAGATGAGGATAATTTAAGAATTACTCAATCTATAAATGCTGAGGTTTTAAAAGGTGCTAAAATTACTGGAGATGTTGGCGGAGATAAAACAAAAGGAGGCTCAACAAGAGATGTAAAAACTGTTGCTGATGTATTAGCAAAATTAGATTTAGAATTAAATAAAATTAATAATGCGGTTGATGGCACTTTTGGCTCAGCAAATAAAGATAAAATTAAAGCATTTAAGGATGCAATTGATGGATTAACAGAGGTTAAAGCTGGGAAAGGAATAATTAAAGATATACAAAATCAGTTATTAAATATTAAACCTGTTGAGGAAAGCGCTATATTATTAGGAGTTAAGGTTGCAACTGCTTTAGGGGATGGCATTGCAAGTGCTGGGCCAGTAATTTCTCAAAACATAAATAAGCCTTTAAAACAAGGTTTAACGGACTGGCAATTATATGTAAATGAGTCTTTATTACCTCAGCTAGAAAACAACTTTAAAACTTTTTTTGATAATGTGTTAATGACTGGAAAGTTTTCATTTGATAGTTTAGGGAAAGCATTATTAAATACTTTATTATCAATAGTTGCAAGCGATGCAGCTAGGCAGGTTACTAACTTATTTAAGACTACAAAGGGAAGCGATTATACAGATCAAAAAGGCAAAGGCGGAAGTTTATTAGGGGGCATTTTTAGTCTTTTTGGTAAAGGCGGAGGTGGTGCTGGAAAGGTTGCTGAGTCAGCTGCGAATACAGGCGGAGTTGTAACAAAAGGACTTGGAGGTATTTTAGGAAAAGCATTGCCAATTGCAGGTATAGCAATAGGAGCGGCTAGTATATTAGGTTCTTTATTTAAAAAGAAAGACAAAGCTCCAATACCACAAACAAGCTCAGCAATTAGTACAAGCGCGGCCGGATCAGCTCAGGACTTTGGCGGAGGTCGGGTTGTATTTGAAATATCAGGTACTAACTTAATTGGAGTATTAAATAGAGCAGGCGCAAAATTAACTAGATTTGGATAATGGCATATTTTGAAAAGTATTTTTTTAGTTTTTATGCAGATAGGGATACTCGAATAGTTGGAGGCGTTCCGGATGAGTATGTTTGCAATATTTTGCAGTTAGATTACGCAGGTGAGCCGATTGAGATACAGGCCCAGCAAAATCCGATTCAGATAAACTACCAAAATACATCTAATTTAAAACTTGATCCTATAATGGGATCAGAGTGTACGTTAAATTTAATCGCAACTGAGGACTTTCAACTAGAGCAATTATATACCGAAAATGAGCGCGAGTTTATGATTGAGGTGTATAGAAATAGCGATTTAATTTGGACCGGTTTTATTATACCTGATGGATGTCAGGAGGCCTTTACTTTTGCGCCTTATGCCATATCAGTAAATGCGGTTGATGGATTAGGTTTATTAAAAAACCTTTCCTACGTGCAAAACGATGGCAATTTCTATTTAGGTAAGCAAAGTTTTATTGAGGTTATAAATGCCTGTTTGATCCGGTTAGATGCTCCTAGCTTAGTTTTAAATACTTGCGCAAATATTTATGACTCATCAATGACTCAGGGGGATGCCTTTGATCCTTTGGCTCAGGGGTTTGTCAATAGTGAACGTTATATAAAAGATGACCAATTTACTCCCATGAATTGTGAGGAGGTTTTAAAATCTATACTAGAGGAATGGACCGCCGTTATGGTTCAAAGTGAGGGGCAATGGTATATTTTTAGACCAACTGAATTAGCGCTAACCGGAGATTTAGTATTTAGGAAATATTTAGATGCTCAGAGGGTTTATGATCAGCCAACATTTACGGCGGATTTAGATGCTTTATTGGGTGGTGAAAGTGAGGGCATAATTGATGCTCCATATTTCCATATTAATACGGATCAATTAAAGATGATTGATAAACCTTATAAAAACGCTTCAATTTCATACAAATATGCTCAATTGCCTAATGCTATAATTAATCCATCTTTTGCAGATGCCTTTACTGACAATCCATTCTTTGATCCAATAGGTCCTAGAGATGACATTAGTATTCCTGAGTGGGATAGGTATGGTACTGTAATGGCAGGAATTAATCCAGGCGGAGGTATAATATTTTATAGCGAAAGTATTTTTAATGATGATAATTACTATGTAAATAGCAGTCAGTTATACTTTGAACAAGGGAGCAGATTAAAGCTATCAATTACTTATGAAAGTATTCCTGAGAATACGGCCGGACCGATGTATTTTGGTGTTGAGTTAGATGATGGAGCAGGGTCAATATTTTATTTGCAACCAGGCGATGGTAATAATGCTTGGAAGGCTACTTATACAGGAGGAACATTTTTTGTATTTACTAATATATTCTCAACAATTGGCCCATCTACTAGTTTTATAACTACTGAGCCGATGCCTTATGGAGGTACGATTACAATTAAAATTTATCCGCCTGATGGAAATGGGGATTTTATTTATAAAAGTATTGGTTTAACTCAGTTAGTAGTTGATGGAGATCCGATTGGAGAAATTCATACTGCAACACAAACTGGAAAATTTACATTTGTACCGCCAACTGTTGATGTATTTAATGGGGATAGTTTAAGTAGTACGTTTGTTGGAGCTATTTATGGTCCTGATGAGCTAACATTAACTGAAAATTGGAATAGGAGAGGGTTACCGGAGTCGGAATTAGCAATACCTTATTTTTCAAGCAAAGAATTTCTGAGGATAGCAGTTGAGGAAAAACAAAGGTTATATGCCGGTCCGTTTGTTCAGTTTGAGGGTTCCATATTTGGATACTTTAATCCGCTGACTAGATGGAGCATTAATTTAATAGATGGTTATTTTATGAATTTAAGCCTAAACTATGATTTGCAGCCTAATATTTGTAAAGCCGTTTTAGGTCGAATTATAAATGAGGAGATAGCAATGGATTATACATTAGTACCTGATTACGGCGAAACTACAAAAGTAACTATTAAAGCAACATGATGCTATTTATAAATGATATGCCGGTTGGATGTTTGAGTAGTGTAAGCCGTTCAGAGCAAATTAGCTTTATTGGAACGTGTAAGACTAGCGCAAATGGTGCGCAAACTCAGTTGGGGAGGTTGTACACATATTCAATACCTTTTGAGGGTGTTATGACTACAAGCAATGAGATAATCTCCTGGACCGGCTTAAAAGCGCTTGAAAGGATTAAGGTTAATTGGGAGATAGTTGGAGAGGATACTGAGGTTGGTCAGGGATTTATTGAGAATTTAGAAATAATCGGATCAGTAGGGGATTTTATAACTTTTAATGGGAGCATAACAGGCTATGACTAATTTAATGCTTTACATCAATGATTTGCCGGTTGGTTGCTTATTAAGCAATGGATTGAGCGAGTCTATTAGTTTTATTAAGACGTGCAAAAGTACTGAGGAGATGGGCCAAAAACAGTTGGGGCAATTGCATTCTTATTCGGTTAATTTTGAGGCGGTTTATTCCGTAGATTCAAGCGTAATCAGTTGGAATGAATTAAAAGATTTGGGCCGTAGTAGGTTGCTAATGGATTGGTCAATGATCAATTTAGAAACGGATGAGGGCGATGCCGGAGAGGGTTTTTTAGAGAATTTAGAGATTACCGGAGTTAGTGAGGATTTTGTTAAATTTGCAGGAACTATTACCGGTTATGGGCCAATTGTAGATGCTGGAGTTGAGTATTTTGTTTGGGCGCAAAGTCCAGGTAATTTTGTTGATAATGGTGGTGGAGAGTATATATTTGTAAATTAAGAAAGATATGCCAGTTATAAATGGAGTGTACACTAAAGATTTTCCGGCATTAGGCAGAGCGCCAATTGATACGGATATAATTCCGATTGCGGAGGTTGCTAATCAAATAACCTTTAAAACTACAATCGGAGAGATATTTAACGCTAAAGTTTTTGGAACGGCTGGAGCAATTCCAAAATTTACCTCAGGCAATACGCTAGGGGATTCAATTATAACGGAGCTAACTGATAAAATAGGTGTTGATATTGCAACTCCAAACAACAAGCTATCCATTAATTCTACGGATCCGGGATCAGGTTTAGATTTACAGATAGGAGCTACATCATATGCAAGATTTGGAATTATCAATCCAGGATTGCCAGGCGAGCCAGGAGTAGATAATGATTGCTTTATAGGCTCAACTATTAACAATGATTTTTTAGTACGGACAAATAATATTGAGGCGTTAAGAATAGATACGGCCCAAAGGCTAACAATAGCAAACATTCAAAATGCTTTAGCAGATACTGATAAATTTCTAGTTTCTGAGGGCGGAGTAATTAAATACAGAACAGGAGCGGAGGTTTTAGCAGATATTGGTGCAGGGGTTGGTTCGGTCACTAGCGTAGGTTTAACAATGCCAGTAGCGTTTAGCGTTGCTAATTCACCAATTACAAGTGCAGGGACTTTAGAGGTTACTGCTATTGGGTCGGCATCTCAATACATTCGTGGCGATGGAACTTTGGCAACTATTCCTTCAACTTCAAGCGGTGGTGCTAATGTTAATTATTATTTAAATGGTTCGGTTGCTGCAAGTGTAGCGACTTATAAGCAAATGGATAACAGTGCCGTTATTGGCGCAGGTACTGACTTTAATTTGACTGGCAATGGCTTAATTGCTCAATTCTTAACAGATGCAGGTAACCCAAACAGATTGCTTATTCCGGGCGGTGCGTGGAATTTTGAAATGTACTTTAATATTAGTTCAAGCGGTGGCAATTCTAAATTTTATGTTGAATTATTAAAATACGATGGAACGACTTTTACAAGTATTGCAAGTTCGGTTGCAGTTCCCGAAGAAATAACAGGCGGAACAACAACAGATTTATACATTACATCTTTAGCAGTACCCGAAAGTACTTTATTAATTACTGACAGATTAGCTCTGAGGGTTTACATCGTAGATAATTCAGGCGGTCGTACAGTTACTTTGCACACCGAGGATAATACCTTGTGTTTAGTTACAACAACCTTTGCGGGTGGTATTGCAGCGTTAAATGGATTAACTTCGAATACTCAATACTTTGCAACTGGCACGACTGGGACTGATTTTAATATTTCAAGCTTACTTGATACTCATACTTTTAATTTACCAACTGCAAGCGCTACAAATAGAGGGGCATTAAGTTCATCTAATTGGAGTACGTTTAACGGTAAAATAGGGGGTACAGGAACTGCAAATTATATTCCTAAATTTAATGGAACTAGCTCACTAACAAATAGTACTATTTTTGAAGATGCTGGTGGCGTAGCTATTGGAGTTCCTTTTACGGAAGCAGGTTTTTTGCTTTATGTAAATGGTGGAATAAAAGCAAATGGCAATAGTACAATTAATGGTAATTTAACCGCTTCGCAATTTATAGTACCTAGTGGAACTTCAAGCCAATTCTTAAAGGCAGATGGTTCGGTAGATACAACGACATATCAAGCTGCAATTTCTTTAGCAGCAATCGGAATTACACCAAACGCAAATGGAGCGAGTCTTGTTGGAAGTCTTTTAAATTTACAACCAGCTGATGCAAGTTTTGGAGGTGTAGTTACTACGGGAACGCAAACCTTTGCAGGAGATAAAACATTTAGTAGTGATTTAACAGTTAATGGTGTTAATATTGGTTTAGGTGGAGGTTCAATAGATACGAATACAAGGGTAGGGTCATCGGCTTTAGGGGTGAATACTACTGGTTTTTATAATTCAGCTTTTGGGTACTATGCCTTATCTTCAAATATTATAGGTAAAAGTAATTCAGCTTTTGGGTTAAGTTCATTAAGAAATAATCTTGCGGATAACAATACTGCAATAGGTGCATATTCAGGTAATCAAATAATATCTGGAGATAATAACACATTATCAAGTAATAGCGTTTATTTAGGATACGATACACGACCGTCTGCGAATGGTAACACAAACGAGATAGTAATTGGTTATGCTGCAAGTGGTGGCGGTTCTAATTCGGCTACTTTAGGGAATACAAGCATAGCGACAACTATCTTACATGGAAATACAAGCATCGGATATACAACTAATCCGAGTTTATACAAGTTAGATGTAAATGGTACGGGAAGGTTTGCAGCAAGTGCTGGAACTTATGCTGGCGGTTCTTTAATTTTAACATCTTCGGCTGGAACTAATCCTATTTATTTAACAAGTAACGGAGGGTATTTTGCTTTATCAAACGGAGGTGGTGGTGACCATTTATTAATAGCATCCACAGGAGCAGCGACCTTTAGCTCAAGTGTGAGTGCAACTTCATTTAATTTGGGTAATGGTCAGTTTTTAAGACTAACAAGGGCAAGTGGTGCTTTGCAATACGATGCTTTAGGAATAGTCGCAGGTACTGATAATACAAGGCTTATATCTACTGGAGATTTTGATATAGTAAATGGGTCATTAACAAGTCAGTTTAAGGTTGCAGCGAGCGGTAACGTAGGTATAGGAACAACAAGTCCAGCTTATCAATTACAATTATCTACCGATAGTGCAGCAAAACCAACAAGCGCATTATGGACTATTGCATCGGATGAAAGAATAAAAGAAAATATAACTCCATATACAAAAGGATTAGCTGATTTACTTAAAATTAATCCTGTAAATTATGATTACAATGGATTAGGTGGATTTAAAAAAGGAAAGGGTGGCGTTGGAATTATAGCTCAAGAAATAATAGATATTTTGCCAGATAGTGTTAGCTCAATAAAAGCTAAATTAAACGAAGATGACAAAGACGAAATTGATATTTTAAATTTTAATGGTCATGAATTAACTTATATTTTAATAAATGCTATAAAAGAATTAAAAGCAGAAATAGAACTACTTAAAAACAAATAATTATGAAGAATATTCAATCAATCCCTACATGGGTAAAAGGTCAAGCAGTAACGGCAACTATTTTTAATTTACGCCCAATCGGTGGCGAGTTATTCCAAAGTGCTACGTTTTACTTTGCTTTATTAGATAGCGACTTAGTAGTGACCGCAGATGGCAATTTAACGATGTCAGGCGATGCTTATAACGAATGGGGTAATGATGATGAGTATGCGTATAACTATGCAGCAGAGAAGCTTAATTTAGTTATTACAGGGGATTATGTAGCTCCAGTGATTGCATCAAGCAATGAGCCAATTGTAGATACTTTAAATGAGGTTGCTGAGCCAATTGCTGAGGAGCCAACTGTACAGGATAACTTGACAGTTGAAACGGATACAGAAATTTAATTATATTTGTTAAAAAATAACACTATGAAAACCAAAGAAGTAAAGAAAACAGAGCCACAAAAGTTAAAAGTTGAATTGACAGTACAGGAATGGGAAGCGGTTTTAGCAGTAATTGAAAACAGTACATCTGCTCACATTCAAGTAAAATCAGTTGCAGCCGAATTAGTTAAACAATTACAACCACAGGTAAAAGATGACAAATAATAATGCTGATTTGGCGACAATTTTAAGCGTATCAGGCGCAATGGTATCTATGGCTGATGTTCAGCCTGTTGTAACAATGATAGCATCTTTCGTGGCCATAATTAGCGGGTTATTTGCAATCAGGTATTATCTGCATGCGACTGAAAAGCTGAAAAAATGATTAAGAACGGATTAATAGTATGTCTGATATTATTATCCGTTTTTTTGTTTTCGGTTAGAAAGCGGACCAACACAATTACATCTACAAAAATTGATACTGTTATTAATTACAAAACTTTTATTAAGTATCAGAAAGGCGATAAAATCAAGGTCAAAGTAATTGATACTCTGATTAACACAGATACTGCATACATTGTGAAAGAGTTTAACGAGGTTAAAGAATTTACCGATACAATCCGAGAAATGGAAAATGTGTATATAATAAAGGACACTATTAGCCAAAGCAAAATAATTGGCAGATCATTTCAGGCTCAGATACAAGAAAAAACAATCACAGTAAATAACACAGTAACAGTCAAGAACAAAGCAGCGTTATACATAGGCTTTAGGTCTGATTTAAGCCACGATTATAGTAAAGTGGAACACAACATTAGCCTACATCTTAAAACTCGGCAAAAAGGCTTATTTAGCGTTGGTTACGGAATGTCAGGTTACTCAATCGGTTATTCATTAAAATTATGAGGCAATTTTTTACAGAGGATAATGATAGATTATCAATGAAACGATTATGCGGATTTATTTGCGTGATGGCTTTAGCTATTAAATTAATACATTCGCCAAATGAAGCTATTATAATATCAGTTGCTACATTGGCAGGTGCATCATTAGGGTTTACATCAATCGAGAAAGTATTTAAGAAAAAATGAAACTATCAGAGAATTTAGATTTGAGTGAAGTCATTCGCAGCGAATCAGCCAAAAGGCATGGAATTTCTAACCAGCCAACTCCGGAGCATATTGAGAATTTTAAGTTACTAGCTGAAAAGATATTTCAGCCGATCAGGGATCATTTTAAAGTGCCTATCCGGATCAGCTCAGGATATCGCAGTAAGGAGTTAAATGCCAAAATTGGTGGGTCCGCATCTAGTCAGCATTGCAAAGGCCAGGCAATTGACATAGATCAAGATGGAACCTCAATTACAAATAGGCAGGTGTTTGATTTTATAAAAGATAATTTACCATTTGATCAGTTAATATATGAATTTGGCGATGATGATAATCCTAATTGGGTGCATGTTAGTTATAATAGACATGGATCAAGAGGACAGGTTTTAAAAGCTTATAAACTAAACGGACAAACTAAATA